AGAACCTGTTCAAGAGCCTGCTCAAGAACCTGTTCAAGAACCTGTTCAAGAGCCTGCTCAAGAACCTGTTCAAGAGAAAAAGAAGACCATTATCAAGCTCAAGAAGACTGTGCCTATTGCTCAGGAACCAGAGAAGAAAAAGACCATTATCAAGCTTAAGAAGAAGATCCCAGTCCCTCCCCCACCAGCACCAGGTGCTTATCTTACCAAAGCAATGGAGGCGTTTGAGGCTATTCGTGAGTATTATACCCTTAGAGGCCAGGAAATCCCAGATGAGGATATTAAGTGGTATCAGGAGGAACTTATCCAAGAAAAGAAGGAGATGGATGAGTTCTGGGAGCGGTGTGCAGAAACAAAGGCAAACATGGAAGGTGTCCTTCGCGGAGATGATGACTGGACAATCTCTCTGGCCGTAAATGCTGCAAGGCAGAAGGTTAAGGCATTGCCAGTTCAGGAATCCGATATTGGTCCTATGCCTGACTATGGCACCAAAGATTTCTGGGCTTGGTGTCATAAGAGAAAGAAGCTCAAGGAACAAAAAGAAGCAGCCATTATAGCTGCAGGGGGTGTTGTGAAGAAACCAAAGAAGCCAGTTAAGAAACAGGAGAAGAGCAAGGGGACAGAATAGGAAATTCAAATACAGTTACTTCACCAAATGAACAGGTCTTTTTTATTTTAGGGAGTTTCAGAGGTGACCAGTTTACATTGCTTGGCTGGATAGGAAGAGGAGAAGGCGGATTTTCTATAGGGCTAGCTGCTGAAACGAATGTCATGTCGCCATACGAGCATCTGTGCCCCTTAATCTTCAGAAGTGCAGGTGGCTCATTTGGGCTAATGGGGCTGAGGCTGGGACTAGGTGATTTACGAGGTGTGAAACTCGATTCACCATAGGAACACCAGTGACCCTTGATCTTCAGAGGTGCAAGGGGTTGCGCCTCGATCCAGTGAACTAGTTCAGGTGATCTCTTTTCCACCTCTAGTATCTTCTTTTCAGCCTCTTCAAAACTTAGAAGATATTCATCAAAGCCGCTCTCATCACTTGTCTTTGATTTCCATGCAATGCGATACATTCTGTTACCCTTACTAATATAAGTTTAGCTTTCAATTTTTTTGAATTTTCTGAAACCTCCTTTGGCCTTTGCCTTCGCACCCTCCTCAAAGATTTCCCCTGCCTGCTGTGCCGTTAGATTATCTAGGTCAGTTCCCTTAGGAATTGACACACAAACAGGCTTCTTACCCTTTGGGGTATCTGTTTTCATCAGATAAGGACCATACTGACCTGTTCTAATCTGAAAGGGTCCAAGAGTTCTCGCTGGAGTTTCTTGCCCCTTTGCTTCTAGCTTAGCTATGATTTCGTCTACCGTATCTTCCTCTTTGCAATTTACTCGAACTCCATTACACTCTGCATAATGACCATAAGGCCCCTTCTTTTTCACAATTGGATTACCATTGAACTCTCCTAGTTCAGATCCAGTCCTCTGCTTTCCAATATTTTCTATGAATGCCTTAGCTTCCTCTTCTGTCAGCGATTGTAGCTGTTTTCCTAGAGGCCATCCATAGAATACAGTCTTCTCTTTTACTCCTGCACTATCTTCTTTTAGGAGCAATGGACCCTTTCCAGTCATCACCGCTACCAGGCCATCACTAAACTCCTTCCTTCTTGAGTTAGATACACCCTGACCCTGTGCCGCCCTGGAACCCTTCAGACCCTCGTAACGGTCCTTATAAGACTTCCAGGTATCCTCTAGAACTTTCTTCCAAGGCTCACCACCCTCAGCAATCTTGTCTAGTCTACCTTCCATCGATGCTGTGAAGTCAAATGCGAAGAGATCAGGGAAGTTCTTAATAGCGAAATCTAGAATACTGGTTCCTAGGGGCGTTGGCATAATACGAGCCTTCTCACCACCCTTCTTCAGCTGGAATACTTCCTCCGTGGGAGGCCATTGGTTTAATGAGGTCAACGTGTATGTCTTAGAATTCTGAACTGAAGCAGGTATATCCTTGATTTCCACGTATGTCTTGTCTACAATTGTAGCAATCAGAGATGCAAACGTAGATGGCCTGCCAATCCCCCTCTTTTCTAGATCACGTACCAGGGTTGCCTCTGTATACCTACCTTGAGGCTTGGATTCCTTGGGTTTTGCATTCAAGGTCTTCCATGATACTCCTTGACCCTCCTTGATACCCTCTGCTAGTTTCCAAGATATATCTGCGCTCTCAGCAACATCCTCCTCATCCTTGTCCTCAGCAGCCTTGATTTGAGCGTCTTTCTCATCAGCAATCTTCCACCCCTGGAATAAGGTTCTCTTCCACTTGGCCTCCCATGGGAATTCGTTGTCGTCGCCATCGAGATCAAACGTTACAGTACGCCCCTCTCCTTTCGCTTGCGCCATGATAGACTGGATTGCTCTCAGCCAGATCAGATGGTAAATCTTTTTATCAACAGGAGACCAGTCCTCTGACTCAGGTAGCTGTGAGTTCTCAAAGTGTGTTGGTCGAATTGCCTCGTGAGCCTCCTGAGCTTGTGGCTGGCCTGATGCAGAAGCATCTTTCTTTTTAGCCTGAACTTTCACTTGAGACTTCAGTTCTCCTAAATACTGTTTCCCCCATCTGGCCTCTACGGTCTTCTTTGCTTGTAGAACTGCCTCTTCACTCATTGAGGTCTGATCAGTTCTCATATATGTAATATGACCAGCCTCATAGAGTTTCTGAGCGATTTGCATAGTCCTCTTGGGATTACAGCAATAGAGGTTACTTGTCTGTTGCTGCAATGTACTAGTCATTAGAGCTTGAGGAGGTGACTCAGTCCACGGCTTAGTTACAGCAGACCGAACCTTACCAGATGCATCTGAATTATGGTTTTCTAAATAGTTGATTGCTGATTCAGAATCACCTAGTTCCTCCAGCATTGTCGCAGGCCACATAGAGTTCTTACCAGTGATCTGACCTTTTATTACAAAGGAACCTGATAAAACCCAAGATGACTCTGATTTGAATGCCTCAATACCAGCTTCTCTTTCACAGACAAGTCGCAAAGCAGGTGTCTGACAACGCCCCGCTGACAAGGCGGTTCCACCACCAATATGTTTCCATAAAAGTGGTGAGATCGTAAAGCCAACCATCATATCTAGCATAGCTCTAGCTTGCTGAGAGTTCACTCGATTCATGTCAATGGTGCGCGGCCGCATGATTGCGTTACAGACTGCATCCTTTGTGATTTCCCTGAAGGCTGCTCTAGGATTGGTTAGAGGATTGAGTTTTAGCAATACTGCCACACTATAAGCAATGGCCTCGCCCTCACGATCATCGTCAGCACAAAGGATAATTGTATCTGCCTCTTTAGCACACGCCCTTAGATTAGCAATGGCCTTCGCTTTCTCTTTAGAGAATTCATAGGTTGGCTCAAAATTCTTCTGGATACCGACTGATTCCAAGTCTGGAACTAGACCACGAATGTGACCCATCGAAGCAATTACTTTATTCCCTGGTCCCAAAAACCCTTGAATCTTAGAACATTTAGCTGGAGATTCTACGATAATAAGCCGCATACTTTACCCGGCTATAATTATTTGCATTCATTTTTAATAGTATCTTTATAATAGAGAATGCCTGGATTAGAAGGAGAAAGCACTAGTAAATTTAGAAATTTATTAAAGGATCGTTTCAAAACTCCATGGAGGAGAATTAAGAGTACTATATCAGGATTATTTACAAGAAAGAAGAATACTGTATCTGGTCTGCCACCCATGAGGTATAACAAGGGGTCTGTCTATGAACATAATTTAGGCAACCTTGGTGTACAAACTAACCGCGGAGGATTGAATAACTATGTTAAGGATTTGGGGCGCCAGAAGGAACAACTAATAGCTAATCTAGAAAAACTTAGAGATGAAAAGAAGCTGGATAAAGCTACACGTGAAGAAGCGAAGGCACAGATTACTAGAATTAGAACTTTGGAAAGAGAAATAAGAAGAACTGTTAAAAAGACAGCAAATAATAGGGCTCTCCATGTTAGAGGTACTGCTCTAACTCAAAATGGTAGAAATAGGCTTCAGGAAATTCGGGAAATGCAAGAGGATAAGCTTGCAGAACTTGAGGATGAGATTGAAGAAGGAATGGATGAATTAAGTGAGAAGGTTGAGAAACACCATGAGGCGATAAATAAGGCATTAGGTATAAACTCTGCATCAAATGGCGAAGGGAATAATGGGGAAAAAGTGATGCCCTCAGGAATAGTAAATAAACCTATCCAGTTACCAATGACACTCACGCAACGTCGTTCTATTCGATCTACCCCTAAGCTTACGATAAGGGCACCTACTGCTTTACATGGCGGTAAGACACGGAGATGCAGATAACATATAAATTTGAACTATATTTTGCTTCATATATCAGTATGACACAAGATACAGGCAAATTCAGAAAAAATACCAAGGACCAGTATTATACGAAATCATCTGTAGCAACTGTCTGTATTCAAGATATCCTTCAACATCTACCTGTATCAGTCGAGTATCAGTGGATCGAGCCGTCTGCAGGTAATGGATCTTTTCTAAAGGCCTTACCTGGACATATTCAGAGGCTTGGTATTGACTTGGATCCTAAGATGGATGGAGTTCTAAAACACGATTTCTTAACATGGGGGCCTTCATCTGAGACTAAGAGACTCTTCTTTGGTAATCCGCCATTTGGTAAACAGGGATCTCTAGCAAAGTCTTTCATCCAGCATTCTGCTAAATATGCAGAAGTAATCGCTTTTATCTTACCCAAGTCCTTTCTCAAACCATCTATGTCTAGAGCATTTCCATCTAAATTCCATTGTATCTTGGAAAAAGAGTTACCCAAAGATTCATTTGAGGTCAATTCAGTGGCATATGATGTCCCATGTGTGTTTCAGATATGGCAAAAGAAGTCTGATGATAGACTGAAACCTGTATCTATAAAGGAGGCTGGCTTCCAGTATACAAAATCATCTGAAGATTACCACCTTGCTTTTCGTAGAGTAGGTGCAAGGGCTGGAACATGTCATCTGAAGGGCTCAGGTGAATTCAATGCTCAGACACATTATTATCTAAAGTTAGATACTCCAGCTAAATCTCACGTCCTCTTGGAAGCCGTGAATAAGCATATATTTCCCTCTAATACAGTGGGTCCAAGAAGTCTATCAAAGAGTGAGGTGAATGAGGTAATTAACAGGCTTTTAGTTTCTGTCTGAAATATAGAATGTCTAACTCCGACAATGAAGTGATAAATATTAATATGGAAGGTAAGGGCCTTGATGCCTTACCAGTAGATAATCCTGATTGGTCAAAAGCAGAAAGTATTTTTTTACAAGATAATGAAATTACTGAATTAAATGCAGATCTTTTACCAAGGCGACTTCTTTTTCTAGATATGTCACGTAATCCCATTAAAAAGATAACAGGTACATTACCACCTGGTCTATTAAGTTTAGTCTTATCAAATTCTCGTCTGGAAAAGTTAGGTTTGTTGCCTGATAGTTTAAAAGAACTTGTTATCACTGGAACCCCTATGGCCAGAAAATACGAGATATATAATGATGTTACTAGTAAACATGTGATGAACCGTCTATCTGACATACCCTTTGAAATAGGATCAATCATGATAGATAATAGTAGTCGCTATATAAACTCTAATAGCGAATCGAACAGTAATTCTTACTCTAATGAAGAAGAACTAAGTCCAGATTATTACGGTGGTGCTCGTACAAGTCCTAGGCCTGCTTATAGTTCAGATGATACACGACACCTTGTTATGATATTAAGCCACCTTGAAGATGAAAATGATATAAAATATAGAGTTCAAACCTTGAATCAAGGTGAGGCGGTTGTTCTAAAGCAGGATCTTGAACCCTATGAACCTAGGCGTGCTAACCTCATACAACCACTTCCTTTAACAAATCCACCCATGGTATATACAAAGGAGGGGCATGGAGAAGATATCCTTTTTGAGAAACCGGTTCCACCAGGTTGCATCTATGTTACAATTGAAGAATGCGGCATTCTATCTAGTAATTGGGGTAAGTTGCTCTTTGCATTTGAAGATAAACCTGCAGGTATCCGTGATAAGTTAAAGGACCCTGTACGATATAAGAGGGATCTTACCGCACATTTTGGAAGAGATTTTCATATTCATTATCCTGAAGCAGAGGAACATGGAGATAGAACCTATGTAGATTGTATACATTATCCATTTTTGGCCTGGAGTAAAGATGAGTGTAAGATTGGTAAGTCTGGTGTCTTGAGTCTTGAAGATCCTAATATATTTATAAATGAGACAATTCCAGGTGAGGGTCCTTATGATGAAGATAAGGCTTTAAAAGTAATTGATTGTACTAATATAACTGATGCAGATCTTCATAAACTATTAGATGGTTCCAAATTTCCCACCTATCAGATGATAAAGGATGATTTAGCATATTTAACTGAAGATCCTCTTACATATAAAATTCTAAAAGATACGATGGATAAGTATGCGTTTACACAATCATGGTCATTTAAGATGTTCCCTGGTATTCACTATAATTTTTCTTGTAGAGATATTTCTAAACACCCTGCAACTAATGTGCGCATTGAACAAAGAAGGAGATTATCAATAGTAGGTCGTGCTACGAATATAGATAAGATGACAGATGAAGAAATTAAGGGAGACTATGGATTTAGCGTGTTTTCTGGTTATGTAGATGCAGGTGTAATTCCATTGATTTCTAAGATGATTGAAAAGGGTGTAGATGTTAATAGAAAAGATCAAGATGGTAAGACATTATTACAGAAGATGGCGGGTCGCTTGAAGGAAGTAACAATAAAAGAACTCATGAAAGCACCTGGTATAGATACAACAGGTGCCATCGAGGAAGCAGAATTAACATGGTCTAAGATTCTAGCAAAAAATCCGACACCAGAAAAGAAAGCTCAATTCAGAAAAGAAATTGATACTATAATTGCTTTAATAAAAGGATCCTCTGGTGGCTACAGGAGAAGAAAGAAGACACGGGTTCGTTCTAAGAGGATTAGAAAGACTAGAAGGCGTTCAAAGGTCTAAACTACATATATCAGACTAAATAGATGGATAGACCAAACACCTCGGCAGAAGGTTCTTTATTAGAACTTGTGGCGAGAGGTAAAAAAGATGTTTACTTCATGAATTCAAACAAAGATGCACATGTTCCATTCTCGTACAATATTCAGACATGGCCTGCAACTATAGACGAAGTCAGACAAACGCAACCTTTGAACATGATAGACTTTGGAAGGACAGTTGAATGGGAGATGGAAATTTTCGGAGACATAATGATTAATGCATCCCTACTTGTTGAATTACCTACCTGGCTCCCCTTAACGATCGCACCCAAAAACAGTTCATCTGTAATCTCAGACGCCCAAGGTCAGACATATGGCTATACTCAAGGTATTGGAGCCTTTTTGTTTGAACAGATACAGTTCTATCAAGATCAGCTTTTATTACAAGAGTTCAGTGGAGATTTCTTATATTCATGGTTTCACTTACAGAGTTCCTTGGTTCAGGAAGCACTTATTCTAAAAGAAATGGGCTGTCATTCAGGGACCCCCTTAGAAGTTCAACGTAATGCTAATCCAAAAAAACTTACACTCAGACTTCCGCTCATAGGCTGTGCTCATCCTGATGAGGGAGGATTTCCTTTTGTTTGTCTTCCCGGTCAGAAATTCAGAATTAGATGTAAGCTAAGACGATTAGAAGATTTAGTGGAGTCTTCATCTGGTGCAATTAAGCCAACTCCATGGACCCGAACTGACTTGAAGGTTACAGACAGAAATGGACTTCAGACACCTTTCACACCTATTCAACGTGAACTCATTGGACGGCCATTGATTACTCTTGAAACAACGCAACGATATGTCAGACAGGATTTACAGGCTTTATTGAAACAGCATAAGTTTGAGATACCATTCTTAAGACCCTTTGAGAATAAGTTGAGCCTGGATCCCTCTGATTATATTGCAGTAGGCAATGGAGGAACCTCTTATGTCACTAAGCGTATAGATGGTAGACATCCAGCTGAGTCTATCTTAATCATGTTCCAGTCTGAGTATTCTATTGAGAGAAATCAGTTATGGAACTTGAAGAACCCTATGGGAACAGGGGAATATTATAATGTTCTAGAACTCTTGATTGCCGCTAAAGAACGTGAAAAACAGAGAGACACAAAGCATTGGGAGCACATTTCTCCTTTTACTAAAGCAGAAAAAAACCCTGGTATTCCCATATCACTTCTATCTTTTACAATTGGTCCTCAGTATGGAAACAAGGCTCCAGAACAGCGTAGACCATCTGGGGCTGTAAATATGACGAGTGCAGATAAGCCTACTCTATGGATGGATATTAGAGATACATTGCCAACAAGCCTAGGGCAAAAAAGAGTTTGTATGCGTGTATTTTCTATTGGTTGGGGTATTTATTCTATTGAGGCTGATAGGGGTGTTTTATTGTTTGGCAACTAAAGCCTTTGGCAACTAAAGCCTTTGGCAACTAATCCACCTCGTCCATACATCCATAGAGATAATGGGTCTGCGAATAGTTAGGGACATCAGTCCACATGGTTGTCCTTACACGAGGATTTGCCTCCGTAACAGGGATCAGAGGGGGCATATCACTATCATCTGAACCTGTACCCTCATCGTTAAGGGTTGTACAAGAAGGCGTACGAGCTGTGCTTAGAGCACTCCTCTTGCGATTTCTAAGATTTGTCTCCTCAACTACCCTGCTCAGCTGCTCATTCAACTTATCCTCCTGCTCTACACTCATAGGTTTTGAAAGAGTAGCACCCTGCTCTCTCTGCTTCAAGGAAAGCTCCTCTACAGGGCCATCTGAACTCTCTGAACTCTCTGAACTTGTCGAGACATCAAGCTCATCGAACTGGTTCAGATGGATTGCTGCATTCTGTAGCTTGTGGAATGAGATACCAGCCTGGAATGTAATCATATTCATAGATGCCAGTGACATCAGACAGAGGCTATGAAACCCCATTAGATACGATACTAGATATAGTCCAAATGAAATTCCTAGCATTGTTAGGTCATCCTTTAGCTGCTGAGTTGGTGTAGGGCTTTTACGCATACAGCAAGAGGGCTCTGCAAGAGAATTAGCAACGTCTGAAAAGCTAGTCATTGTGATACTACATATATACCTGTGCTGATTGTCAATTTTACGCGGTAAAATTGAGTGATGATGGCGCACATTAATTCGTAGAATGGCAAAGTATTATCGCCTTGAGCTTCTTGTTACTGAGCAGGGTGCACCCTTTTATCCTGAGGTTGGTACAACTGAGAGGCTTTCTCAGGATAATGCAGGCTACGACCTGAAGGTAGTAGTCGATCAGCCCCCTGTTACGACTGCTACTCTAGTTCCTCTTGGTGTTAAGGCTCGCATGATTGAGTTTACACCTCTTGAGACTGGTGTTGAGCTTCTAGAGGATTGTCATTTCACCCTTGAGCCCCGTTCTTCTATTTACAAGACTGGGTTTATCATGGCAAATACTCGTGGTATCATTGATCGTTCTTATCGAGGCCAGCTAATGGCACCTGTTCTATCAGTGGGCACTAAGATGACTACTGTAGAGAAGGGAACTCGCCTCTTTCAGGTTATTGCACCTGGCCTTGGTTACATTAAGGAGGTTGTATATGTTTCATCCCTTCCTGAGACACTGCGGGGTGAGGGTGGATTTGGAAGCACAGGCTCTACGTAAATGCTTATATCTGATTAATAAAATCATTAAATTATTTTACCAATGGTAGAATGGCGGTATTTGATGATCCGATAAAGCAACCTGTTATTAAAGCTGGTTATGGAACACGGAAAAAGGCTAAGGATACTATTCGTCGGTTTCGTTCTGTAACTCGAGAAAAGGCTCGTCAGGTGGCGAGAACAATGTATTATCGAGCAAAATATCACAAACATCAAACACCTGGTATGAAAAATGCAATGAAAGTCTATAAAGAATATTTACAAACTAAATAAATGCGCTAACATCTAAACTCTTATAATACTATCTGAATTTAGTAAGTAGATGGACATTAACCAGAAAAATGGATATGGGACAAAACAGCCTAGAGGGTCAGCTACAACCCTACTAGATTTAATATCAAGAGATGTTCAAGACAACACTATTTTTCCATTAGATGCAACTGTAACAAGATTTACCAGGGATGAAACACTACGGACAGTACCTATGTCGTCTGTTATGCGTGAATTTACGTTCAGGGGACCTGCTACCTTTGGTCAGACATTTACCTTCGAGATGGGTGATATGAATTGTGGAGATTTGATCAGTGGTCTCTATATTCAGTTACAAATGGGTGACTGGTTTACAGCTGCAATAAGAGAAAATTTGCGAGTAAATAATATAACTCCAGTTAATCCTAAAGAACTTTGGACATACTGCAATTCCCTTGGCACAGCGGTATTAGAAGAGGCAACTCTAGAGGTAGATGACCAGGTATTAGAAAGAGTAACAGGTGATTCTATTCACGTTAGTTCAATCTTATTTCCAGACTTGAATTGTCATTATGGTCTTTCAGACACATTGGGATTAAAGTGCCTGGATGATTTGAAATCTGCAGATGGAAAGAGGGCATTTTTTACGGAAGATGGTTGGGTAACGGTACCTCTTATGTTCTCTATGTTAAGAGAAAAGATAACCGCTACATTTCCTCTGATTTCATGTCGTGAAGGGACAATGAGAATTCGTGTGACCTTAAAACGGTTTGACCAGATTGTACGTATTCTATCTGGAAGCCGTGCTCACTGTATCGATACACCTTTAGCAAAAGATTTCAAGGTTATTGATAATAGATTACCAATAAACAAGATTAAGACAATTAAATCGAATGAAGATGAACCTATGTTAAAAAATATACAGCTCTTGACACAAGGTGTATTTGTAGACGGCCCTTATCGTGAAATGCTTCTACGAGATCAGTTTGAGAGACCTTTTAGAGAGATCCAGCAGTTTGATTTTACAGAACCCTTAAAATACGTTGTAAACAAGACAGGAAATGATCTAATTACTGTTCAGCTACCCTTAGAAGCTAATCAGCCTATAGAGGAAATTGTCTGGATATTGAGACGCAAGGCTGCAGTTACCTTAAATAATGACTGGACGAATTATAGTGCAACCCTAGAGAAAGATTACGACCCTACCTTTTCCCCTCTAGAACCTCTTTTAGTATCAGCAAAGATACAGGCAAATGGTCAGGACCTTATATCCCAAGATGAAGCATGGTTTCGATCTCATATTTCAAGGGTCCATAGAGGTGGTCAGACATCTTATGATGCTTTTATCTATGGATATTCTTTTGCTAGACATCCAGGTGAACATGACCCCACTGGAACCATAAATGCTAGTCGTCTGAATACACTCCGCCTGACCTTGAATGTCAAGCCACCTGGTGGCAGCTCAGACACTGAATGGGAAGTCCACGTATTTGTATATGCAATTCAATGGGTCCGTTTTGGAAATGGCATCTGTAATAAGGTATTTATTGATTAAAATTGATATGCCCATGTTACGTAAACTAAGTAACATGCCAGGCATTCAAGAGTTTACCCCAGAGTTCTTTGACCAATCATCTATTGCATGGATGAAAAACAAGGTCCGAAGAGGTCATAGCATGGCTTATATATGTACAGCCCTTACACAGGAAGGTAAGAGCTGTAAACGCATTGCTTTGATAAAGGATGGAACCTCAGAACATTTCTGTAAACAGCATCGTAAGTATGGCATAAACAAAATGCTAAAAGATGATTAGAATGGTAGCTAGTCTACTCAAAATCATATCAACAGGAATGCAAGACGAACGGTTACAGCCTCCTAAGGGTCAACCAAGCATTGGTTCTTTACTTAGTGTCTTTGTAAAGGCAGGTAGGTATGGAACGAATTGGGCTAGAATAGATTTTGCAACAAAGCCAGACTTTGGAAAGATAGCAGTCGCACGTTTACCTGTTCAAGGTGAACTTATATCTAGGGTTTTTTTGGTTGTTCAGATGCCAGATATTCAGACGCCACAGCTTTTAGCCCAGGCGCAACCTGGATTTGTAGGGCCTCACTTTGGATGGACTAACTCCTTAGGACATAACTTGGTGAATCAGGCTCAGTTACACATTGGGGGTGTGCTATCAGATACAATCCCTGGACAACTCATGGAAATAATAGATGAATTTCAGACACCTCTAGAGAAGACAGTGGAAACAAGTAGACAAATCTTAAGAAAAGATAATGGTTTTACAGATACTTCATTTGGTACAACAAGCACTTCCGAGCAGGTCGTTGTCAACCTTCCCTTCTGGTTTTCAAGAGGTGATCCAGGGTGTTTCTTGCCTATAGACGCCCTAAATATAGATGAAACTCGTATAACACTAGATTTTAATACAATAAATGGTCTGTATTATTCACAGTCAAGGGCACTAGATGGCTCAGGTAATGTTGTAGAATCTAATCAACAAGGTGCTTCTTTATGGCCAATGGCAGGGTCTTCTTTTTATTATGCAGACCCAAATGGTTCTACTGTGCCAGGGCTAGAACCAGTTAGAGCCCCTGGTAAGAAAGTAAGTAAGATACCTTCAAATATACAGATGCCTACGCAATATTCTATGACAGATGCCTATCTCTTAGTTGAATACGTATACTTAGATAAGCCTGAGGCTAACAGATTTCGCATTGCAGATATACAAGTACCAGTGGTTCAGCATTATAATTTCGACCCGGTTGATAACCAGAATAATAACTTTTCTAGAATACGTCTTATAGTACCAAACCCTACCCGAGATATCTTCTTTTATTGTCAGAAATATGAGGGTCCAGGGTATAATGCACCTTTCCTTTGTACCCGTGATTTAACAGATAATAGTGTTCAAGCACCCTGGTGGCCAGATGCCCAGGGTCTAGATGAACGTCTTCCTAAAACTCTAAAACCAGGGTTCTCAACACGTAATTCAGAACCTATTAGATGGTTGGCTCTAAGTTACTCTGAGACATTAACTAGATACAGCACTGAGAACGTAGCACTATTCCGGTCTCTCATCCCATCAATGGAACAAAGAAAGGCACCATGGGTAAATAGATATTTCTATAATATTCCTCTAGGTCTACAGAATGGTCATACACCATTCTCAATGCCAATGGGTGAGGCAAATTTAGATAAGGTACAACGTCTTAATTTAACAATGGGGTTCCACGGTAAGACAGGCAATATAACAGATGATTTAGTGGATCGTTATGTGGTCTATGTTTTTGCTGAGACCTATAATATCTTGCGTGTCTATGGTGGTCGTGCGGGTATGATGTTCGCGTATTAATCTATATAGTATTAGAATGAGTGAATATGACTATTATGAAGAGCCACAGCCAGTCCCTACATTCTCAGATGGTTCTTCTGGTGCAGGAAGAGGGGCAAATTCAAGGGCGGCGGCATCTCGTGCAATTGCTTCTAAATCTGCTGTATCAGCTGCATCCCGAGCATCTGCAATGATGGCTGCTTCCATACAGCAGTTGCCAAAGAATGCTATTATAACATCAAATGGAATACGTAATATACAACAGCAAACTAGACCTAATGTAAATATTGCTGCTGTTAAGGCTGCACAGAGGCGGTCTGAAGATATGCTTAGAACTGTAAAACCACCTGAACCTATCGTTGTACAATTACCAGCACCACCAAGGGATGTTGTGGCAAAGATACCTGAAACTACTACTATATTACATACAGTCAAACCAGATATAATTGTCAATACAGTATCAAACTCTCAACATTTTACATTAACTGCATACAAGGATACTGTTAATGCAGCTCTTTCTAAGAAAGAAGAGTTACTAGAAGGAATTGAAATAGGTCTAGAGGCACCAGTTAAGAAGTATGGACCTGTTAAATACAAGTGCCATTCTACTATTGAAAATAATGATGTTATTAATCAAGTTGCCCTAGAAAAGCTCTCAGCAAATCTACTAAGATTACTTAATTCCCCAAACAAGTCTAGTATTTTAAATGAATTTAATCAATATCAAATAAGTCTGCGTACTTTTATTGAAGAGCCCCTTCATAAGAATGCTGTAGAGGAAGCACTTACACGTAAGGCACGATATCTAACTTCCGACGCTTAGATAATTAATTATATATATTCTACTCTTATAATTTATAGGTGTAGAATAGATGAGTGCATTTGGAATAGAAACAATTGGTGCCAGAGTTGCCCTTGATGTAACTGGAAGTTACCCCACAGGACTTTTAGCTGCCTTAGGAGTGTCATACAATATTCCGCAAGAATTAACTAATGCACAACTACGTTATACTGCAGCTCAGGCTGATATTAATGCCCAACAAGATGCTGCATATTCTCAGACAAATCTTCAATTAGAAAAGACAGCAAATATTGCTGCTACAAACCTTGCAACTCAACTTGCAGCTACTATGTATAAGGATGCTTCTTACGCTGTTAATCAAGTAAATCAAAATGTATCTGATACTGCTAATACTGCTTATGCAAATGCGTATGCAGTATATAAGATAGCTAGTGATGCTTCCTATACAGCATATTTAACATATGAAGCTACACAGATAGTTCAAGATAAGGCCGCAGCAGAGAGGATAGTTGTATCTGTTGGCAAGTCAACACCTGATGTAAACCCGATTGATATAACAACCCTTTCAACTGTCTCAACCATGGTAGGTAATGCAGCAAAAGATGCCCACAATGCTACGATTACAGCACAGACAAATGCTCAACAGTATTTATTTAAGACACAGGAAATATTAGGTGCTGCTATATATAAATCTACTAGCGTCACTGTAAATTTAACTACAGTCGCTGCATTTAATACTCTTGTTAAGGCAGTAATACAAAATATAGCTGACCCCCTTAACGCAATTGCAGGTAAGGAAACTCTTATTACTCAATATGTTCCTAGTATTCCTCTAAACAATGCTATTCAAGCTGCCAACCTTGCTATAGCAGTTGTCCAGGGTTGTATTACCGCTATTTCCAATAATGTTACAACAAATGCTGCTATTACTACAAACGTTACAGCAGCAGGAAACCTGGCAACGTCATTAGATACTGCTGCTAGAGGTAAAGACTCAATATGGGATCTTGCAGATGCAACGCAGTGGCGCCTTATCAGAACTGCTTCTACAATGGTAACAAATAATTCTATTATATCTATACCCAGTGATAAACCATTTGATCCATATTATGTAAATATGTCATCTATCTCAACTGCTCGTGCTGCTAAAAATGTTGCTTTAAAAGCAGATATATCTGCTGATAATGCCAGGGGTGTTTATAATGCTCTAGTATACCTTCAGACAAAGTTTGGCTCTAACTTAAATATGGAATCAAGTATAGCACCATGTGCTGCTAGTTCATTAAAGATGTTGAATGATGCAATGGCTTGTGTGAACAGAGTTACATCTAATTCTTCTGCTTACTCTGCAGTTGCAATTACAAGAAGGGCTTCTAATACAATCAATGGGCTCTTGTCTCAGATATCGGCTCAAGAAGCAAATTCAGTAGTTGCAGCATCTGATGCACAGGTTGTCTTAGATTTACTTTCAAAGGCACTCTCTGCTGCTGTAGTCACAGATTTAACTCTTACACAGCAAATTTTATGGATGGTTAATGATGCTACGGAAAAGGCTAGACTTATTTCAGAGAAAGCAAAGGCTGCATCTATTGTATCAAGTAGAACCGCGCATAACTTAGTAACACCTCAAACTATTGCTATTCAAACAGCAGCTGCAAATAATGCAGGCGCCTTGAATAATAATAGGGCATCTCGACTTGATAGATTATCAAGGAATGTACCAGTGGATCCACCTCCTGCTTACAGACCATATCAAGCAGGTATCCGTGCTCAGACATTTCATCCTATTAGACCAACCCTTGATGAACTTGTCTATAAGAACAGACTTGCTCCTTTGCGTGTTGATTCGTTGAGGACAATACTAGCAACTAAAATAAAGGTTGCAAAAGATGTTCAGCATCTCAATGATATCAGCGCCTTCTCGTTCAGACAACAATAATAGGAAATTCAGCCAGCAAAAATTGAATGCGTTACAGCGGTGTATGATAGCACACCACTGAAATGGCTTACTCTGATACATCTATTGGCATTCACCTGATCAACAATGACCTGTCCGCGAAGGCCGATGACACTATTCTTATTCGCAAGAACTTTGAGACGAATGAGTTTGAGATTACATACAACGATCAGAATAACGGCACACCTGTTACCCATAAGGTTACTGGCCTCTACCGCGCACGTGTTCTTGATTACCTCTACATGCTCTTTAAGAACCAGTCACTCGATGAGGAGGCCTACAAGAGCATTCAGCTCACACTGCCTGCACTTCCCCGTATGATTGTTTCTGGTGACAAGTTCAAGGAGCTTTATTACCGTGAGCACTTCCTGGAGGCAGTTGGCACTGGTCTAGATCTCCTTGATAATACAGAGAAAGTTAAGAAGGTTGTCCCCTCTGTGCGGCGCTCAAGCTACGTGAACTTGGGTGCGTCAGAGCCTGTCAACTGGTCATATCATACCCCTGCCCGCCGCGCGCCTGCACCTACTGTTCGCCCGCAGCATCTCTACTTCGACGATTCTTTCGACGAGTAAAGAGCATATATACAAGATAATCTAAAAGGAAAAAAAGGTAGTGGGAAAAGTATATTGTTGTTATGTGAGACGTATGAATTCATCTGATATCTGAGACAATTATGATACAAAAGAGGTGAATGGGATTGCTAGACTTACTAAAATTTACTG